CTAGAGAGCTTTACAAATATGATTAAACTGATTTTTGGGTTCAGTAAAATAAATGCCCGAATCTTTTGGAGGCGGAGGTCTACCAGTTAGGCTAATTTAAAGATCCCAAATAGGCCGCCAATGCCTCAATATCAGACTCAGATAAAGACTTTGTTATATAATTCATCGGTCCACCTTTTCGACGACCTTGTTTAAAATCCATCAGTTGTTTTTTTAAATATTTTGGTTGTTGCCCAGCTAAGCGAGGAAATCCACCCTGACCTTGTGCGTTACGTCCGTGACAACCCATACACATAGATGCCTTGGTTTTTCCTTTGCTCACTAAAGTGGCATGACTACCGCCGGCACTTTTAGGAGATAATTTTGAAAAATAAATAGCCAGCTCGGTAATCTCTTTTTTACTCAAATTGGCAACCAGTCCCTGCATAACCGCATTGGAACGCCGTCCACTTTTAAAGGCATTAAGTTGACTTTCTATATACAATGCCTTCTGCCCTGCCAAGCTGGGGTATTCTGGTGTTTGACTATTACCGGATACCCCATGACAGCCCTGACAGCTTGCTGCCTGGCTGTTAGTGGCAGCTAATCCTGGCTGACTGCCCAGCAGTGCAATAATAATTATCCAAGCTAAACGATATAATGGTAGTAGAGACATATTTATTTCCTCGATAGTCAATTTAAGAGAGTCAGTTAGAATAAGAAAGGATTAAAAAATTCAAATAAATTATCCACCGACCTGTTGTATTGCACAATATCTATCACCCAATTAAATTTGGCAAGCAAATAAATTATATGTCATCATCATTGGGTGATTTATTAATCTTTCCTACAAAAATATGGCGCTATTTTTCTAACATATGGATATTCCTGGTTATACAATTATTGACAAAATTGGCAGTGGTGGTATGGCAACTGTGTATAAGGGTATTCAAGACTCTTTGCAACGTAAAGTAGCCATTAAGGTGATACATCGACAACTGACCAATCAAGTATTGGCTCTTGAGCAATTTGAACAAGAATCTTTTATCATCGCTCAACTTAATCATCCTCATGTGATTCATATAATTGACCGGGGCTTACTTGAGGATCAAACACCCTATTTCATTATGGAGTATCTGGATGGACAAGATTTATCCAAAAAAATTGAATATGAACCTTTAACCATTAACCAGAAAATCGACATTCTGATTCAAGTCTGTAAAGCACTGGGTTATGCTCATAAAAATGGTGTGATTCATCGTGATATTAAACCGGCTAATATCTTTATTGATCGTGAGAACTATGCTCATGTATTGGATTTTGGTATCGCTCAATTTTGTGACTCCCATCCAAAATCGTCGAGCAATAATCATGCCTTGATGGGAACACTGGCTTATATGTCCCCAGAGCAATACACCTCACCCAGTGAGGTCACCCAATTAAGTGATATTTACGCCTTGGGAGTTGTCATGTATTTATTATTTACGGGACAAAAACCAAATGACTCACCACCAGATAATCCCTCAACCCTTAATTCACAGTTAGATCCTGAACTTAGTCAATTAATTCTCGATTGTCTGAGTATTGAACCCAAAGATAGACCCACATCAGCTGATAAGGTAAAAGACACCTTACTCAAATTATTAAGAGGGACTCACTTAAAAAAAGAACAGAGGGAACAGGCGGAACGCGGTATCAGCAGCCTGAAAAAACGCTTTTCTTTATTGGATGTTATTAGAGAAGAAAAACACAGTGGTATTTATCTCTATGAAAATAACCAGACCCATGACCTTTTGGTGATTAAAAAACGTCCTATTTGGAGTAAAGGTTTCAATGAAACTAATTTACTAAAACCACTCTCTCATACCCATATTGCTAAAATTTATGGTACCTCTAAAAATAATCGTACTTATATTATTGTGATGGAATATCTCAGTGGTGGTGCGTTACAAGACCGTTTAATTGTTGCCATTCCCTGGCATGAAGCGTTGATCATAATTAGACAAATCTGTTTGGGGTTAGCCTATGCTCATCAGAATAATATTATTCACGGTAATTTACGTCCCAGTAATATTTTGTTTGACGATAACGGATTAATTAAATTAACTGATTTTGGGCTGGATGAACATTACCAGGAAGGAACACAAAGGAATTGGTATAAGTTACAAAGTGAGGAAAAAACTAAACGCACCGATATTTTTTCAGTCGGGGTAATTCTTTATCAGTTATTAACCGGCTCATTACCCAAATGGAAGAATAAACAAATTGACCCTAACGAAAAATTCAGTCAGTTACCCGATCCTTTAAAAGAAATGATCGATAAAATGGTTCATTGGAGTCCGATCTCCAGACACAGTGATATGAATCAACTACTCAGTGATATTGATTCTCTCTTGACCTATCACGAGAAATTAGAACAAGAAGCGGCTAAAACTCAATTATGGGAGGAGCAAAGAGCCATTGAACAATCTAGGATGGCAGCCAGAAAAGCCCAGCAACGAAAGATACTGCGCTGGGGAGCGGCAATCACTGGGCTATTAATGGTTGTATTGGGAGGAATATTTTTTCAAGATATTCAGCTGTTATTTGGTTGACCTCCTCCTCTCCCTGAATGAAGAGGATTCCTGCAATATGCAGGTGAAATCACCTTGCGGTGAGTTCCGGTTTCTGGTTCATCGTACATTGCCCAAGGAAATGGCTTGGTTTTCGCCGAAAAGTCCCCATGTGGGAACTTTTACGGCTGCCAACCAACCCATGTTCCCCAGGTCTGATATGTACTCCACAGACTTAAAATCCCGCAAGCCCTGCGGTATGTAGAAAAGGATAGTGGATACTGTTTGTTATAGCAAGGTTTAAATTATTTTTTAAATTCGCGCCTTATATCTCCGCCCTGAAGGGCGAAGTTTTACGGCGCATTTGATAAAAAAACAATTTTTACTATTAGATTATAGAGAGACTGTGATGACTAAAAAAGAAATGATTCAAGCGATTCAAGACCAAATTCCCTTTACTCAAAAGGAGGTGGATCAATTTTTAAACGCCCTCAGTAAAGTGGCTCAACATCAACTGACCCAGGGTCAACCCGTGGTTCTCCCTGGACTGATTAAATTAACCGTGGCTAATCGCGCTGTTCGAATTGGGCGCAATCCGCAAACCGGTGAAGTGATTCATATTCCGGCAAAACGAGTGGTTAAGGTCAAAACACTGAAAGCGTTAGACGACGCGATCAACTAATCTTTAAACAGCGCCTACCAGGAGGGCAGGCGCTCACTGTCTTTGGAGTCAAAAAATGACCGAAACCATACAACAACTTAAACGCCGCATTGCCAGAATGCGTGAAAGTGCGGAACGGGCTGAAGGGGCTGATTATCACCGTGAAATGCAAGCCGTACAGGCTTTGGAAACACAAGCCCGAGAGATGGAAAACCGGCTACCATTGATGAGGGAAGAAAAGCCGAGTAAACCCCCTAAAAATTCCCGTCATTGCGAGTTAGCCAAAATTCATCTGCTGAAAAAGCAGGGCTGCTTAGATGATGACAGCTACCGAGATATGCTGTCTAACCTAACCGGTCAACGCAGTGCGGCTAAACTGAATCGTTCGCAACGACAAAAAGTCATTCACTATCTAGCCCGTTACAGCCAAGATTTTCCTGATAGACCCCATAATACAGAGACTACCGCGCAATTAAAAAAAATTGAAGCCTTACTCGCTGACCAACGACTTCCCTGGTCGTATGCAGTCAATATTGCAAAACGGATGTATCAACGTCAACGGCTGGAATGGTGTAGCTCAGATCAATTAAGATCGGTGATTACGGCGTTGGTTAAAAGGACTGAAAAAGCAAGGGAATCATAAATTTTTTTCATTGCCCAGCGTGTCAGCATGGCTTTTTAAACTCACATCGTGATAGCTATCGAGGAAGCAAATGAATAAAAAACAGTTTATTCAACAGGTGATGATTCGGAGTTTACCGGCTGTCGATAAACTGCCCGATGCCCTTGATTATGCCGAACAGCTTTGGCAGGCTTTAACGGCAAAAGGGTATGGCGACTCTACACCTTCACTGCGAGTGGGGCAGGATTATTATCAGGCGTTAAACCCACAGCAACAAAAATACTTTGACCGCTTTTGGCGAGCCTTTGGCTTTAAAAAAGGGCGCAATGGCGCGGCTCAGCGTTGGCAGCAACTGGGGGTACTAAAGGATGAGCAATATCAACTGATTATCCAGGCGGCTAAAAAAGAAGCAGACAGATTACTCCCCCCTGGACAAGCCCGGAAAATGGCACAGGGTTGGTTAACTGAACAGCGGTGGCAAGATGAACAGCCGATCAAGGTCGATCAACAGCAGCAGAAAAACCATGTTTTGGTACACTTGAAAAACGAGTTAACCCATTTAAAAAAATTGTATCAAAGCAGTGGCCACCCAGCGCTGGAGAAGCAAATTAAACAACTGGAAAAGAGGTGGGCAGATGTCCGATAATCATTATCCTGAGATTTTGCAAGATTTACGCGATCAGTTGGTAACAAGTTTGACCGAACAAGGGATTGACGCTCAGGTGGCTTATCAGTGTGCGTATCAAACCACCGAGCAAATCAGGAAAGACTGGGGGGGGTTATCGATCTATATTTGCAAGGGGCAGGATTTTGAACTGAGTCAACGAGATTTAAATATTTGGTCAGAATTTACCGGTCATAACCATCAAGCCCTGTGTCGCAAGTATGATATTACCTTGCAATGGCTGTATAAAATTATCAAAGCGCAGCGAAAAAAAGCACAACAAGACAGTCAGCGCGATTTGTTTCTACCTGGTCATTAAGAGTCATCCCCACCTACCCTCTATTGTTTAATTGTGAGTGACCGCAACGCAAGGGCTGAATTTTAATTGCCTTTAATAGCTCGTTTCACTGACTTTACCTTACCCTGTTTCAGTATCATTCACTGACTCAGGGTTTTTTTATGTCTCGTTCACGCCCCTTGACGGGGATTAAGCAACTGATTATTCATTGTGCCGCCACCCCTAATGGTCATTGGTTTACAGCGGGTGATATTGATCTTTGGCATCAACAACGGGGGTTTCATCGCTCGCCCGCGTTGGCTCAAGCATCGCCTTATCAGTCGATTGGCTATCATTTTGTGATCACCCTGGACGGCGGCGTACAAGTCGGGCGACGGCTGGATGAGACCGGCGCTCATGCAAAAGGACATAACCGTCATTCTGTCGGCTTATGTTTAATTGGCACTGATCAATTTACCTTGGCGCAATGGCAATCACTCAAACAACAAGTGAGCGCCTTGCAAAATCGTTTTTCTGATTTAGCCATCTTCGGTCATCGAGCGGTCAATGCCCATAAAAGTTGTCCCGGCTTTGGGGTCGGACGATGGTTAACGGGCGAGATGCAACCGTTGGCAGATCATGTACTCAGTCAGTAAAGTATTGTTAGGAAAATCATAACATGTTCGGTGGATTATTTAGCAGTGACAGAACAATCGAGAAAGCGGTTAATCTGGCGGATGATTCGGTTCGTGGGGTTGGGAACTGGATTGACAATATGCAGTTTACCGAGCAAGAAAAATCACAAGCCAATCAAAGATTGTTAGATTTCAGGCTAAATGTCTTGGAACAAACCGCAGATGAGTCGAGTGTGCGTTCAATCAGCCGCAGAATTTTAGCCTGGATGATTACCGGGACTTTTTTGACCCTGATTCTTCTGTCAGCATTGGGGGCTATTTTAGGACTCGCCTGGGCTGAAAGCGTTTTTAAAATTGCTCAGTCCATTTATGAGGCCTTTTTAGCCGTGATCAGCTTCTATTTTGTGTCACAAATGGGTAATTCATGGATTGAAAAGATTAAAAAATAAGATGAATTTACAAGAACTTTCGTTAATGCTGACTGCATTAAATATGAGTATCAGTGGTGTGGTTTGGCTGATTGTTTATCAAGACCGTAAACAACGGGTTACCCGTGATTCTATCCGAGAATTGGAAAAAAGTGTGGCGCAACGGTTTGATGATAAATGTTTGCGGATTGCACGGCTGGAAGCCGAGATTAAAGCGGCCCCAACCCGAGATGAAATTATCCGAGTGCATGATCGGATTGAAGTATTGCAAACGATGATTCAGGAGCAAAGCCAGGAAACGACCTTGTTGCTGGGTAAATTAATTGGAAAATTAGATCAAATGAATGAGGAACGTAAATATGTCGCCCCCTGATATTAAAAGCAATCAACGACGGTTAGCCATTTTACAACTGTTAAAAGACGACCCGGACTATAAGATTAACGCGGCGTTACTGCAACAACTGTTGGCAGAGCTGGGATATGGGGTGTCTCAAATCACCCTGGAAGCTGATTTTGCCGTGTTGGTCGAGCTGGGATTGATTTCAACCACCGATTTAGCTGGCATGACGCTGGTGATTTTACAAAATCGGGGGGTTGATGTTGCCTGTGGCACCGCTTTGGTTCCTTCCGTGGCACGACCACGCCCGCAATAATGGGACGTCAATCAACTCTGGCGACCATGCCGCCTGAGGTTCGGGATAAACTGGATGAATGGCTGCGTAATCCGGCGTATACACAAAAACAAATCACCCAATTGATTAATCAATATCTGGCAAAAAGGGGGGAGCAGCCGATTATCACCCAACGTATTGTCAACCGCTATGCGGCATCGATGAAAGAGATGTTGGCAAAAAAGCGAGAATCTAATGAAGTGGTCAAAGCCTGGGTGGGTCAACTTGGGGATATTCCTGAGGGCGATTTTGGTCGGGCGATTGTTGAGATTTTACGCACCTTATCCTTTGATATGAGCTTAGCCGCCCATAAAGAAGCTGGCAATACCGAGGATTTACCCGGCACCGTCAGGATGCTGAAAGATTTATCTTTTGCCGTGGAAAAGCTGGAAAAAGCAGCCAGTGAAAATGAAAAACGCGCCGCAGAGATCAGAAAACAAACCCGAATTGAAGCCGCTGAAGAACTTAGCGAAGGGTTGAAAAATGACGGCATTAGTCTGGAAGTAGAAAACAGTATCCGGCGGATCTTATTGGGAGCTGAATAATGTCCCAGACTCATGAACCTGATTTGCAGGCACAGGATTATTTCCCCCAAGACCAGCCCGTTCTACTGCCCTATCAAGCCCGTTGGTTTAATGATGATGCACCGATTAAAATCGCTGAAAAATCCAGACGGACGGGCTTAACCTGGGCAGAAGCCGCTAGTAATGTTGTGACAGCGGCAAAACCTAAACAGCGAGGAGGACATAATGTCTTTTATGTGGGTTCACGTCAGACAATGGCTCTGGAATATATTGCCGCTTGTGCATTATTTGCCCGGGCGTTTAATGAGCTGGCAGGGGTTGTCCAGGAAGAAATTTTTAAGGATCAAGACGGCAGTCAAGATATTCTCACGTATACCATCCGCTTTCCAAACACCGGGTTCAAAATATCGGCGTTGTCCTCGCGCCCGTCCAATCTTAGAGGAATGCAAGGGGATGTCGTTATAGATGAGGCGGCGTTTCATGATTCTTTGCATGAATTACTCAAAGCTGCCTTGGCATTAACCATGTGGGGGGCACGGGTGCGTCTGATCAGCACCCATAACGGGGTAGATAATGAGTTTAATGGCTATATCGAGGATGCCCGTGCCGGTCGGAAACAATACAGTATCCATCGGATTACTCTGGATGATGCGTTAGCCGATGGGTTGTACAAAAGAATCTGTTTTGTCACTGGACAAACCTGGTCAAAGACCGCTGAAGTCGAGTGGCGACAAGGTTTAATCGACAATGCGCCGAGTCGGGAGTCAGCCGATGAAGAATATTTTTGTGTTCCCAGTCAGTCTGGTGGGGCAGCGTTAAGCCGGGTTTTGATTGAAAGCCGGATGAGTACGGATTATTCGGTAATTCGGCTGGCCAAAGATAATACTTTTAATGAGTGGCCGGAAGATTTGCGCGAGACCGAAATTAACGACTGGTTAACCACCGTTTTAAAGCCCTTATTAGACGGTTTAAATCAGGATTTAATGTACGGTTTCGGGATGGATTTTGGTCGCTTGGGTGATTTGTCTGTGATTGATCTGATCGGGATTGAAAGCAACCTAGATCGAATAGTCCCGATCAGTGTGGAATTGCGGAATATTCCGTTTAAGCAACAAGAGCAAATTCTGTTTTATCTGGTAGACAGTTTGCCTAAATTTATCGGCGGTGCGATGGATGCTGGCGGTAATGGGATGTATTTGGCCGAGCAAGCGCGGCATCGCTATGGGTCGTACCGAATTGAAGAAATTAAACTCTCCGAAAGCTGGTATCTGGAAAATATGCCGCCGTTTAAAGCGGGGTTGGAAGAGGGCAAGTTAATGATGCCAGCCGATGCCGATCAGCTCGATGATCTGCGTAATTTGCAAGTGATTAACGGTATTATCCGCGTCCCCAAGTTAAAAACCACTGACCGTACCGGTAAAAAACGCCATGGGGACAGTGCCATTAGCCGTGCTTTGGCGTGGTATATCTCATGTCATGCCCGAATTGAATCCAGTTATCAAGCAATGAGGTTAGGATGGCTTTAAACAGAACCAGCGATCAGTTTTTATTAGATGCTTATTCCGGGCAAGGCGGTTTTATAACCGGAGACTATCTAATTGAGCATCCAAGAGAAACCGCCAATAAATTACAGCGACGAAAGGATTTAGCCGTTTATCCGAATTTTGTCCGTAAAATTGTCGATGTTTATTTAGGCTTTTTATGGCGACAGCTGCCCATGCGTGAGAGCGATCCGCTATATGATGCGTTTATAATGAATGCCGATGGCTGTGGGACGGATTTAAACCGGCTGTTGGCAGGGTTTCAACGGTTGGCTTTGGTGCTTGGAACGGTCTACGTGCTGGTCGATAAATCGGTCACGGCAGCTCAATCAAAAGCCAGTGAGACCTTGCCTTATTGCGTGCTCAGGATGCCGGATCAACTGGTCAATGAACAAAAAGATGCTTTGGGGTGTTGGCTGTCGGTCACTTTTCGGGAGCGATTAAACGGGCAAATCGTTTACCGCACCTTGACCCGGGACGGTTGGCAAATCAGCAAAGATGCCAACGGCAATCAGGTTATCGAGTCTGGACAATATCCTTTAGGGCAAGTGCCGGTGGTCGCTTTGCATACTGCTAAACCGCTTGATCCCCTATCCAGCCGAGCGTTTAGTTGGGCGTTTGATGTCGCCCAGCTCAATTGGGATTTATTTAATATCCGATCGGAGTTACGCGAGCTGTTTCGCTCTCAAACGTTTGCCATTTTAGCGTTGCCGGTTGCCGATGACCGGGAACGGGAAGCGTTAAAGGATATGACCATTTCCACTGAAAACGCCATTACTTATAATCCCAATGGCGGGGGGACCCCTCAGTTTATTGCCCCACCGGCGGATCCGGTGAAGTTATATATGGAGCAGATTGCCGCTACGATTGAGGATATTTACCGGGTGGCAAACCTGGAATTTGTCGGGGGGATACAGCAGTCCGGGGTGGCGTTAGCGTTTCATTTTCAGGAAGCCAACAGCAGTTTGCGGACGATGGCTGAGCAATGTGAGCAAGCCGAGAATCAGATTGCACAGTTGGTATCTGCCTGGCAAGGTGAAACTTTTAAGGGACATATTGCCTATCCATCGGAATTTAATCTCAGTGATTTAAAAGAAGAACTTGCCACCGCGTTGGATGCCGTCAATTTAGGGCTGGGGGCTGAATTTGATAAGGCACTGAAAAAACGCTTGGCACAAAAGATTTTAGCTAATGATGTCAGTGCCGAAACCTTAGCCGCGATTAATACCGAGATTGATGCGCAAGGGGATACTTATAAGAATCGGTTAGCGCAGCAGGTGAATGGCGGATTATAACGCCCTCTATCGACAGCTTTGGCAAGCAATTTTGCAAGCAGATGGGCAGATAGGTAACGATATGACTGCCTTTGTCCAGCGGTTTCTGGATGTCTTGCATCAGTCTCGTCAGGGAGTGGTCAATCCATCGGTACCGGCTACAGATGCCTATGTTCGCAAAGCCTTGTCTGATTTAGCCCTGGATCCTGAGCTGGAAAAGGAATTAACTGCCTATTTAGATGAGGCAACCAAACAGCTTAAAAGTTTAATCACAGCGTCCGTGGCGTTAGGTGCTGCTGGGATGGGCAGTGAGGCAGTTAAAAAACAGGTTGCCCAGGCGTATTCAAGACGATGGCCGGATGGGTTACGATTATCGGATCGGGTCTGGCACTATCAGGAACAGGTCAGAACCGGTTTAACCGATGTGCTAAAAAATAGCATCCGCCAACAGTACGCCAGTTCTAAAATTATTTATCAGATGCAACGACTGGTAGAGCGCACGCCGGGACATCGACGGTTTGAGTTGGTGGGCAGTCACGGGGCACAATGGGTAGAAAAATTGGCAAATGTGGCTAAAGGGACGATTCATACGCCCGAAGCACAGGTATTATGGCAAAACACCCAGGCGGATGTGGAAGATTATATCCAGAAGTTAGCTAAAACCGGCACCCGTCATGCGTCTACCCAGCTATTGAATCAAGTCCGAAAGGCAGTGGCAAAAGGTCAGGCCGGTTTAGTGGATAAAGCGGTTAAATGGTGGCTGTATGATAAGCAGCTCTATCATTTTAAACGGATTGCCCGAACAGAAATGGCGACTGCCGCGCATCGCGCAGTGATTGCTTCAACCAAGGAAGATAGCGATATTATCGGCTACCAATGGCGATTATCATCTTCCCACCCCAAACCCGATATTTGTGATTATTACGCTAATATTGAGATGGGGCTAGGAAAAGGCGTTTGGTCTAAAGACAGTGTGCCAGAACATAAGGCTCATCCGCATTGCCAATGTTTGTTGCTTCCCAGAGTAAGTCAAATCAAGCAGAAAGGCAGTCAAGATTACCCAGCCTTTATTGAAAATGCCGATGAGAAGCTTAGGGCGCAGTTATTGCCGAAGTGGGTGAAGTCGGCATTGGCTGAGGGGGTGTCATTGAAAAAGCTGATTCGGAAAGATGGGTTGGGGCTGATAAAAAAACAAGACGCAGTGGGTATTTTGGATCATCATGTCGCAAGCAATATTTTTAACCGATTGCTTAGTCAGCCCGATGTCAGTCATTTGGCATCTTTTTGGGTAAATCCCGATAAATATAGAACTCATGTGAATAAACGGATTAAAATGGGGCATATCGTCAATGAGTCAGATTATTTTCAGCAGGTTAAAAGGGTTTTACAGTCAGCGAACGGTTACTATGTTGCCCGTGGAAAATATACATTAATTGAGGTGTTTAATAATGATTGGGCTGTTGTTTTGACTCGTCAAGGGTTGGTTAAAACAGCTTATGCCTTGGAACCGAGTGCTGAATCTTTTGTCTCAAGGCAAACACGGTTAGGGTATCAGGTGAATGATTACAAATTTAAAGAAACGCTTAGAAGACAGTTTAAGAATTTATTCCGTTGATATTGAATATTGGCAACCAGGTATGGGGGATTCAAGTTTTCTTGAACCTCGTGAATTTCTTGAGGCGCATTTAGCGGCGTTGTCAACCTCACAGCAAGCCGATTTGCAAGCGATTGATGCAGCGCTGTTAGCACGAACCGAACAGCAATATGATGATGAGATGGATGATGATGTGCGTATTCTGAGGATGACCGCTCAAGTGGTTAGAAAATCCAAATTGACAGCGTTGATCACGTTTTGACCTCCTCCTCTCCCTGAATGAAGAGGATTCCTGCAATATGCAGGTGAAATCACCTTGCGGTGAGTTCCGGTTTCTGGTTCATCGTACATTGCCCAAGGAAATGGCTTGGTTTTCGCCGAAAAGCCCCCATGTGGGAACTTTTACGGCTGCCAACCAACCCATGTTCCCCAGGTCTGATATGTACTCCACAGACTTAAAATCCCGCAGGCCCTGCGGTATGTAGAAAAGGATAG